ACAAAACTTGAACTTTTGGAAAAACAAGACAAAGCGTTCAAAATATCAAAATGGTGTCCTACAACAAAATTTTGTCCAAATTGTGGGTGTTTGAATACACTGACTTTAAAAGATAGAACTTATGTTTGTGATTGTGGGTACACAGAAGATAGAGATGTTCATGCTTCTAAAAATGTAAAATTGTTTGGTTCGACTAAAAGAACCGAGTGGTTGGAACAACCCTCCGCTGAGGAATTAGCCTCTATGATGATGAATGACTTTCGTCAAGATTTATCACAAGTTAGTCCGTTGAAGCGAGAAAAAGAAGCTGGCACCCTTTAGGGTGGCGGTAGTTCACTTTTTGGTTTGTTTCGTGGCTTTGCAGATAAAGCCACTGCACGCAGGGTGGTCTGTGTCGTAGAACGTGTACAAGTCCTCTATGAGGCAATAGCCTCTGAACTTCTTGTCAGTCTTCTCATATTCGATGTCAGCGAGCATAATACAGTTGCCGCAAATCTTATCATCTTCTTTCATTGCAAGTCCTCCTCGCTGTATATTTCATCAAGGGTCAGCTTCTCTGTCATGCCGTCGTTCACAAAACGCTTGATTGGAAGCCCTTGCTTGTACATTTCGTATCTTGTCTTTCCAAGAATCTTCCGCTGTTCCGCTTCACTCTGCTTTGACAGCCACGTGGAGTATGTTTCGCTTGGATACTCCTGTCCTTCCACAAGAGGCTGGAGGAAACATCTGCAATGGTCATGGACAGGTATGAATGGAGCGTCCTCTATATTTTCATATATAGTTCCGTCGAGGTTTCCGCATACAATGCAGGTTGAGGAGTCCAGCATTGAATTCCACCTGTACTCCTTGAACACAGATTCGTTAGCACCGTAGATAATCCTCTGGGTGTTCTTGGCGAACGAGCCGCCCATTGTCTGTGTGCTTGTCTTTATATTGTTCTCAATAGGCTTCAGATTCTGCTTTATGTTTGCAGTCAATTCACCTGTAGGAGTTCCAAACGAATATCCAGCCTTGGCGGCGTTGTCATACGTGCTGTACAGCTTCTGCTTGGTGTTTAATAAAAAAGTGTCTATTGTGTTGCTTTTGTCATAAGGAGCGTATTCAACTTTGCTTCCTATATTTGACGGAACAACAATTTCTTTTTCTAAATATTTCTTTGCTGTCTTGGAAAGCCATGAGCTTTCCTTTTCCGCCACGGAAAGAGCCGAGGCGATGACAAGGGGCTCAAGAGCCTCTATGAATTCATCAATGATTTTGTGAGTTTCTTTAGAAGTCTTGTCCACGTCTGACTTTGTGTTTATAAACTTTCTTTTCAGAAACGCTTTCTCTGCATTCTCCTCGAACTCCGCGTAAAGCTCCTCCGCCGAGGCAGAAAGCTCGTTCCCGTAGTATTCGAGGTATATGGCGTGCTTCACATAGTCGTCGTAGTAACTCCTCATTCAGCAGGTTCCTTGGCTTCTATCTTCTTAGGCTCCACAGGATTGACTGCTTTTTCTTTTGCTGTCTGAGTGTCAGCCGGTTGCTTTTTTGACAGCGATATTCCGCTCTGCTTGAAAATCTTATAGGAGTCGTACACTTCCTGCGGAGACATTCCTGAAGACTCAAGGTCTAGAAGCTCCACATAGTCTTCGTATGTCATGTCTGCGTTAAGGAACTCGCCCCTCATCATCATTGAATAGAGCACGTATAAAGGCATCTTGCCCTGGCTGAATATGTTGGCCATTGCGTTCAACGTGTTAGCGTCAAACCCAGTTGTCTCGTAGTCTGTGCACAGCTGTATGCTTACTTTGTCCTTCAATCCCTCAAGGTCGCAGATAATATTGAAAACCCTAGTTATCCTGTCGCTTACGTTGTTCGCAAAAGAAGCGAGCTTCGCGTTCTCTCCCGCCCTATGTATGTTGGCAGATTCAGCTGTCTCGGATATTCCCTTCTCAGGAGTTATGATTCTTGAGCCTAGCACAACCATTTGAAGCTCCGCGGCGCTCAACGCGGTCTCGTTGTGGGTAAGCCCCTCTCCAGCATAGTTAAGAAGCCCCACCTTAGCCTCGGACTCTGTTAGCTGTATAAACTGGTCAGCTCCAAGTGTCACTGGAACTATATTCTTGTTGTCGTCAACTTCCGGCGTATGTCCTGTCGTATACCCTGTAGGAAGCGTTGTCAAATGGATTCCATTTCTGTAGTCGGCGGTCATCATGTAATGGCCTATGTTCACATCTGCTATGTCAAGAAGCATTGGCTTCTCTGGATTGTCAGACGGAGCGAAAACAAAAGGTATGTATCTTATCTTCTTTCCCTTGTACATGAATGGTATTTCCTTTACGTCATAGGAGGTTGCGTCTTTTTTATCAGGTTTATTGTCAGCATATAATGGGCGGACGAGCAGCTGGTGGTAGAATCCTTCTTCGTCAAAACAAAGCACCCTGTACTGCGCCACAAGCTCATGCGAGAACATATCGTCCTGATCCTTCTCCACATATTCCCTTAGGACTATGACTTTAGGAACCATTGTCCCCTGTATGACAGCGAACTTCCAGTTTATTATTGATTCAGCCGTGTAGTATGTTACATAAGGCCTTACTCCCAGCTTCTCAGCCTCATAGACTGTAAGGTTGTCCCCTACAGAAGGGACATCGACAAGATAGCCTCCAAAGCATGTCTGCATCATGTCCTGGACAGAATCAGACAGGAACTGGAAAAGGTTTCTCCCTGACCTGTCAACGTTGTTTATAATTCCTTCTATTTCCTTTGGATATTCAACCCTAGGCCTTCTTCTGAATATCATTCCATGCGTGCCCATAAGAGTCTGCTCAACGTAGTTCACGAAAAGTCCTCTGCGTTTATACGCCTCGTACCTCTTGTCAGACATTCCAGACATTCTTGGCAGGTAGACTTCTCCAGCCTTCTTTATAGCCGGATTGCCCTCAACGCAGTCCCTTATCTCCCTCCACTGCGAGCTTCTGTAAACATATTCAGGATTCTCTGTCTCCACTCCGAAAAAACTATTTCCTTTTACAATCATTTTTACACTCCTAAGACTTCAGGCCTGTACAGCCTTCCCTGTCCGTTTATTGGGAACTTGTAGTTCAGAAAATACGAATGAGCGTCAGATATATGGTCCAGTCCTCCAGACTTGTCTGGGTCTCCGTTCTCCTTATATGAATAGCCCTCCAATGCGGTGCATAGATGCGGGCACTTCTGTCTGTATATGAAATTTTTCCTGTCGCCTGCGGCGTTGCAGAACACATTGTTCGATGTGTTGAATTTGTCGCGGGTTGAATAAGGCGCATACGGCGACATCACGTGAAACCCTGCGTTCTCAAGTATGGAGAAGTCCGTCTTTCCAACAGCCGCCGATGTCTGCCTCTTTCTTCCTGTAGGATCAGGATATATGTATATGCCTGAGCTTTTGTCTGCCTGCGGATAGCGTCTTTTTATCTCGTCGCATATCCATTGCGTGTTCGAGTTCGGCTCGTAAATTTCGTCAAATGTGTAGGCTATGTCGCCCAGCTTCTTGTCATGCTCTATCACTGAGATAGTCGCTGTCATTGGGTTTACGTTGAAGTCCATGCCTATGTGAATATCAGAAAGACCCCATGTGGGGTCTAAAATTTCAATGCAATTCAAATGCTTGTCGAATGAGTCGTATATCCTATTAGACATGCACTCAAATGAAGCCAGGTACTCCTGCGCGAACATCTTCGCCGACATATCCTTCTTGGCCTGCTCTATCTCCTTGTCAGGAACGTTTCCACCGTCCATGGTTGTGTACTCGAAGCTCTTCCACTCTGGGTCGCCAATCTCCTTTATGAACAGATCATGGAACCAGTTGAAACCTCGTGGCGTTGAAATGAACATTCCCTTCCCCTGCCTGTCTGAAAGGGAAGGCCTTATCTTCTCAAAAACGTCCTTTGATATAAGGGCGCACTCGTCCATAATCAGCATGTCTATGTATGAGCCTACAAGGTGGTCAGGATTCTCTGCTGAAAAAAGGCATATAGAGGAGCCGTTCTTCAGCCTCATGACCATCCGGGCCTCGTTCTTATAGGCAATATATTCAGGTGGAACATGCTTCTTCAGCCATGTGTCCCACATCAAGTTTCTAGCCTGCTCGTTCGTTGGAGCTATGTACCAGATAACATAGTCACCCTTTCTTTTGGCTTCCTCGCTTGTAGCGGACTTCATAATCTCCGCTCCAGAAAGCCATGTCTTGCCGAATCTTCGTCCGGCGTTGACCACTCTGAAACGCGTGTTGCATGAGGCGATTGTCGACTGTGCTTTGGATAGTTCGTATGTGTATGTTGTCATAGACAAGCGGTGCTTTTGCACACCGCCATAGCCTTATTTCTTAGCGGAAACCTGTCCGGCGATAAAAGCCACAAGAGCCGCAACCGCTGTAACAATTCCAGCCACAAGAGCCACTCCTGACGCAATGCTGTCAGCTGTTGCTCCGCCAATAATGAGAATAACCGCGCAGATAGCAAGAACTACCCACGCAACAATCTTTGTCACTTTGCTTTGAAAAAATGCCTTGATTTTATCCATTTTGTTCCTCCAAATATTTGAAGCGAGACTACTCGCCTTCTTCCTCGTCAACAGGAATCTCGCAGCCCTCTCCGTTACCCAAGTCAACCTTCAATACTCCATTTCTGCTTGCCTCTGAAATATCCTTTGATGCCTTCTCTTCAAGCCTCTTCTGGTCTCCAGACTGGAGAATGAACTTGACAGCAGGTATCTCCTGATTGATGTCCTCTGTCTGAACAGCAGGCTTGCCCTCGACGCTTTCAAGTATGATTTTCGCCGCGGTGGCAGATGTCTTGTCAGACTTTGAGTACAGAGCGATGTCCATAAGCCTCATTCCAAGAGCCTGAGCACGTGGCATTATCACCGTCTCTCCGTCTTGGTCTGGAACGGCAACCTCCTCAAGAAGCTGGCTTCTCAAAGCGTCCGATATGAGTCTTTTTGATGATGTCTTAATTTTCTTGGTCTCAGATTGAGCTGGTGCTATTATTCCCATGACCCTAAGACTAGTTCAAAGCAAGCGTGAGGTTAAAAGCAAAATTCAATACAAACTGT